TCCTGATTTTGTTGTTGGTCAATAACGGACTCAACCCATATAGCTACCTTACCCTCTACATCCGCTTTGGAGACCCCAGAGAAGCTCACAGGCTCACCGATAATGTCGATGCAATGCTTCTTAGCTTTACGGAAATAAACCCCTCGGTAGACGATCCGGTCTCCGGTCTGGTAGTGGGGGATAGTTATCATCTTCCCGCCCTCCTGTAAGCCGGTGCGGCATACGTCGGGATGCCGGTGGCCTCCTGTACCTCCCGGACGAACCGGGCCTCGTCGCTCCGGCTGTCGGACAGGTGCAGCAAGTGTATCTCACGCGTCTTCGAGAGATCCCATGCCCTCAGCGTCTCGATGCACTGATCGATGCTCATATGGGTGGAAAAAAGTCGGTCGTTGATGCTGTCGCCCGGATTCATCAGGTCTTTTGCGTAGTTGGCTTCGATGGCAACAATTGTCGGGCTGAAGCCGAACTTGACCGGAGAGTAGAAGCAGTCGATCATGAAGACGCAGGTCTCTTTGCATGCGCCCTGGAAGACGTATCCGTGAGTCAGTGTGTCATGCGGGACCTCGAAGCTCTTGACAGTCATCGTACCGACCGGCTCCTCGCGATGAAACATCAAACCGCCCTGCGGAGGAATCCCTCGCCGAGCGAGCTCTTCTGCGGCGTCTCGATTGAAGTGGTCGCCATGGCTGTGAGAGTAGAAGCACCCGTAGTACTCGCTTGGCGATTTCGGCAGCAGACGCTGGATCTCCTTGTACGGCAGGCCGCATTCGACGATGAGGCTTGTCTGGCCGTCATCCAGCGTGTAGAGGTTCCCGGTCGATCCGGAGGCGTAGGCAGTGAATTGCATGGCACTTAACTTATAAGTTGATTTTGTCAGAGAGGCAGGATTCGAACCTGCATTGAGAGTTCTTGAACGTGTGCACATCTCTCATGGTGGCACGTTTCACCAGCGTCTACCAATTCCGCCACCCTCTGAACCAGCCAGCGCCAACACACTAACGCCGGCAAAAAAAATGGGCCACCAGCGCACTATGCGCTCCCTTCACGATTCCCCAATTGTGAAATTTGGCGGCCCATACTCGTCAGAATCCAGGGCCCGATACATCCGGGCCAGTTGCCTCGCCGGTCTTCACTTCACCGGTCGCAGGGTCCACGTTCGCCGGTACCTGCGCTTCTTCGGAGCTGATCTCTTCGGCGTTGGCGTGGCCGGCGATCTCTATCTTCGCCGCCTCCTCTGCGTCATACTCTTCACTGACAGCCCCAAGCATCTCGGTGGACATGATGCCGTAGCGACGGATCAGCGTCGAGAGCACCGTCTTCGTGCCCATCGCCTCAAAATCTGAGGACCATACGCCCTGCAGTTTTCCTGCCCGCTTGCACTGCTGGTTGTACTTGATTGCGTGAGCCTGCATCTTCTCGACCGTCCAGTACAGGCTCTTGCTGTAGCCATTCGTCAGCTCGATGTAGGCGAAGAAACCGATCACCGTGTCGCTGGTGGCATCACCCTCGATATCGACCTCGCCAGTCAGCTTGGAGACCTTGCGCAGCTCGCCCTCGAATACCGGCCCGGCGTTGATGAACCTGTATGCGCCGGTCCGCTGTGCCAGCTGCACATACCCCTTCCACCCGATCTGGAAGGTCGGAACCCCCTTGAAGGGCACCACCCATGCAAAGCCAAGGGCCTTGCTCAGTGGTAGGTTCAGCGTCGCCGCCTTCATGCACTCCTTTGCAACCGCCGCCGGGTCGCATTGCTGCAGGTAACTGTCCGCACTGAAGACCTCAAGGATGGAGGCGGTAAACAGCTCCGCCTTGTCCTTGAGCGTTCTTTTGATCAGGTCCTGCATTGCCGCCGAGCTTAGGATGTTTTTCATCCGGCCGGCCGGTGAGAGCTGCTTTGAGCTCTGCGTTGTCATTTCTTGTGCCATTACTGTTGCTCCGTTTTGTTGTTATGCCGTCGCTTCTTCCGCCTGCTCGATCTCGACCGTAAGCCCGTCGTGCCCATCAGCGGCAACCAGGCGGATGTACTGCCCTCCGTCTACCGTCGGCAGGTCAAGCGTGATGCCCTCGGCATCGTCGACGAAGACTGGCGCCGTGATACCGTAGTGTCCACTCAATACCTTGATGATCTGCAGACCCGCAACCGCCTTCTGGCCGCGCGATAAGTCGCCGTATGGCACGCCATCACGCAGGACTTCGCAGGTCTCTGCCAGACCACCGTTGATCTGCTCAGCGAACAGCTTGAACGACAGGGGAGCAAACTTAGCGTTGACCGCATCAGTCAGCATCGACACTTTTGCCCGAGTAAACTCCTCGGCCAGCATGATCTCTTTGTCGATCTTGTCCAGCTCGGCGCCGAGCCGCTTCTGGTCCGCCTTGAGCTCCGTGATGCGCTTCTCGGCTGCGGCCGCAACTTTCTGCCGCTCTGCAACTGCGTCGTACTGCTTGATACTTGCCTCGATCTCAGCGATCTGCGCGTCTACCTTGCTGCTGTCAGTCGTGACCATCTTTGCGATGTCGTCCTCGATGCCGGCGATGAGGTCCTGTATCATCTCGTGATCTGGCGCTTCAGGCATAACAATGGCGTCTGCAGCCTCCTGCGCTTCCTCCTGCTCATCGACGATTCCAGCGTGCTCAGCCTCTCGCAGTACGATCTCGGCCTTCAGCTTCTCGATCTCAGCTTTGTTGGCAGTTCCGGTCTCCTGTATCTTTTTCATCTCTTCGGCCTTCCGCTCCATGAATTTTGCCCGGATCTCTTCGGCTTGGTCCACCGGAAGGTCTTGGCCGCAGGTTACGCATATAGCTTCCGGAGCCGTCCAAGAGTCCCGCTCGGCCCAGTCGGACCTAAGCCTTGCGTTCGTCTGCTCCAAAACGCTTATCTGCGCATGGCACTGGGTGATGATTCCCTCGATTCGCTTGAGGCTGACGCCGAACTGTTCGACGCGAGCCATCCCATTCGCCCGTTCAGCCTGTGCCTTCCGTACCGACTCGTGATATACCTGGTCTTCTTTTGACATCTTCTCCTTCAGCCTCAGCACCTGCTCCCGTGCGTCGGTAGTGTCGCCGGCAAGTAGCGCGGCCCGTTCCTGCTGAGCTTTCTTCAGGTCGCCCTGCAGCTCTCCATACGACCGAGCCGTTTTCGGCGGCACCATCTCGCTTGCTTCCGGCACCGTGCGGCTCACTTCGTCGATGCGGGGCGTGATGCCGTCCACTTCCGCCCCAACCCTCTTGCGGTCGGCCTTGAGCACCTTGATGTGGTCGATCAGTGTTCGGCCGGAAGGGATTGATAGTTGCAGTGGAAGCAGTTTCGGGTGGCCGGCGAAAACATCCTCGTCCGTCACATCGCCGGCCACATCAAGCAGTACCGTCCTGCGGTCCTGCCATTTCATGGCATTGAAAAATGTGGTGCTGGTCAGCATGCGGAAAATCTGCTCCGGCGCGATGCCGCTGATGACCTCGTCGTACTCTTTCTTGCTTTTCGGAACTCCGTCGATCGTGTACGCCGTCTCATGCCCGGCGAACTCCTGCGCGCTCTGACCACGCTTCTTGACCCACTTCTCCACGAGCGTCTTCTTGAGGGTGAGCGTCGAATCTTGACTGTATATCGTACCCTCTGACTCAGGAGAGCTGCCAATGATCCTGAGCGCCGCCTCTACCTCGTGCTCAAGGTTGTGCAGCTCCTGCCCGTCGGAACCGGTCGGTTTGACCCCGAATTTCGATTCACCTGCTGCGTTTTTGTCGAAGAGCAACCACACCAACCCATCCGCCAGGGTGCTCTTGCCAGCACCGTTTCGCCCTGTGACAGTCGCGTTCTGCCCGTCGATGTCGAGCTCGAAGCTCTCCACCCCCTTAAAATTCTTGAGCCTGAGGCTCAGTAGCTTGATGTCCATCGCTTTCGCTCCGTTTTTGAGTTATGAGTTCTGATAAGAAATTCCCGAGGCTGACTGCCGTATGCCGGCACCACTCGTCCGCCTCAGCTGCCGCCGCCTGATACATCTCGATGTCGTGCTCGATGTCAGGGCCCGTCTCTCCCGCACTGATACGATCCGACAGGGCTCTTGCGAGTCCTGCCAGAATCTCGATGCTGTGGGGCATGGTTCGCTCCGTTTTTCATGGGGGTACTGCCGTTTTAAGAGTTGAGTTGCTGTGCTACTACAGCTATAGCGCACGCGAGCAGTCCGATGCCGGCCGCTATCGCGATGAGCGCAGTATCACTGCCGTTGACGGCGGTCTCATAGACACCGCCGAAGCAGATGATGGTTGATATGATTGCGAGATGTCTCATGCTGCGCACTCCTTTCTCTTTGCTTCATTTCGGATGTCTTCGTAGATGTCCTGGTACTGCTGGAACTCCCGCGCAAAAGCCGCCTTGATCCGAGCTCTGTTCTCGGGGTCGGCCAGCTTGTAGGTGACGATCAGTGACCGGACGAAGCTGCCGCCGATCACCGCCATCAACTCTATGGCGCTCTCACACTCGATGGGCTTGCTCATGCTTCCTCCTGGTTATAGATTGCTGGCATGTGCCCATCATAGACGATAGCTGAACCGCTGTGCAGGTATCCGCCTATCTCGTAGTGGCGAGTCTTGCCGCCAAAAAGGCAGTGGGCAGCCGTTCCGATCGCGTGCATTATTCTTCTCATTGTTCGCTCCGTTTTTTTGGTTGTTTAAACTGCTTTCCGTCTTGCATCCCGAGGTGACCGCATGAAGTCATCTACATCCGCCTTGCGGAAGTAGTAGACGCCGTTGATCTGGCGGCCAAGTATTGATCCCTCTCGGAAGAGCTTGACGACGGTCTTGCTGCTCTTGCCAAGGATCTCGCAGACTTCGCTCATCGATAGAGACCGGTCCTGCATCTCGGCAATTCGGCGCCGGAGTATCTCTATCTCGGTCATAAGCCGTTCGAAATGCGGCTCAACTCGGCAGAGTACTGCCTGTGCGATCTGCTCCTCCATCGTCATGTCTGAACCTCCTTCGATCGGTTATTGATCGCGGTCTTGATGCGCGATACTTCCCGCGCCCGGGCAGACACCTGTGCGTCAAATCGAGACAAAACGTCTAAGATGACGCGCATCACCTTCACGTCATCTCGCTGGCTTCTCATCTGCAGCGCACTCTTCGTTACACCAGACTCCTCCGGAAACCGCTTCCGATATGCTTCAGTGATGTCGCGCCAGCCTCCGCGATATACTTTTCTTTTTCTCATAGTTTTTGGCTCGGTTTGTGCTGAACTATTTCGCTTGATTCGCCGTTTGCTCGGTACTATCATTCCGTGAATGAATCGTTATTAATTTAGGCAAAGTGACTTTATCATGCAAGACAAATCGTACAACCTCGAAGAAATATTTCTTCGGGTCGAAGCAGTCAGGATTGACCGGGGTTTTCAGTCGATGTCTGCTCTTGACAGGGAGATTGGGGCGCAGAATGCCCTGGGGCAATACTTTCGACCTGCTGAGAAGCCGAAGCGGAATGTCGTCACACTTGCAGACAAAATGTCTAATCGGCTCGGTGTGAACCGAGATTGGCTTCTGACCGGTTCTGGTCCGATGTACCTTAAGGACGTTACCGGCAGGGATGAGGAGGCGCTTAAGTACGAGAGGGTCGGGCGGATGCTTGACGCTTTACTGCGGGAGCTGTACGGTGAATCCTGTCCGATATGCGGGGAGGGGCTGAAAAAGCCCGACGGTGAGCCGGGCTTATAGTAATATGGTTCGACCTGTCACACACCCTTGACGATGCGCAGGTCTGGCGCATCCGGGTGAGCATCGGTCTTGACTGCGCCAGCTGCGTGCCGGAGAGTGGAGCCGAGGACTTCGGCGTAGATCTCTGTCGAGCGGATTGTGCTGTGGCCGAGCATCCGGCTGACGGTTTTGAGATCGATGCCGGAGGCAAGCGCAAGGGTGGCATAGGTGTGTCGGCCGACGTGGAAGTGGACGCGCTTTGTGATGCCGGCGGCAGAAGCCCATCGCTTGATGACGTTGTTCGCCTGAGCTGACTGCAGCATCTGCGGGAAGACGAGTCCGTCCGGCCTCCTTGAGCCCATCCATCGGATCGTGTCGGCATGTAGCGGGATCGATAGGAGCTTCGAGGTCTTGCTTTGTCGGACGCGGATCTCAAGCCCGCTCGGAGTGTCGTGGACCTGGTCCCACTTGAGAGTCACGATGTCGCTCCATCGCAACCCAGTCAAGCAGGAGAGAGCGAATGCTGATCGGACGGACTTGTTTTTTATCGGCGTAGCAAGGAGCCTGTTGAGCTCGTGCTGTTCAAGGAAGACGATCTGCGCATGTACCGCCTTGATCGTCCCGATCTTGCCGGTTATATCCTCCGGCATATAGCCCTCTTGGGACGCCGATCGCAAAAGGCTTCGGAAGTGCCCGAAGAACACCGACGCCGACGACGACGCAAGCGATGATGACTCCAGGTGCAGGCGAAAAGCGACAGCATCGCGGACGGTGATCCTTGGTAGGGGAGTCCTGTCGATGCCAGCAGAGATGATGTAGCGGATGAGCTGCTCCCAGTTTCCCCGGGTTTTCGGTTTCTTCCTTCGCTCCATCAGTTCCACGGCGTAGTCTCCCACGGTACGGTCTACATCTCTTTTCGTGGGCAGCACTCCCTTAAGAAGATCGATGTACGCCGCAGATCTCCGGGCCTCAGCTATCTGCATGACCTGCGCTTTCTCGTCGCGCTCCGTTGCGCTTCTTGGTCTCTCCGGGACGGCCATGCCAAGAGATACTTTGACACGGCGGGATCCGCCGAGACTGTAGTCGAGATAGAGGGAGACTCGACCGCCCGAGATTTTCCGCTGGATGATACTTACGTTCATTTTCGTGGGACGGATATGGGACGGAAAGTGATCAAAATACTACCAAAAAGGTAAGAAATTGCTGGTATATTTCCTCACAGAAAAGGCTGAAAAAGCCCATGAATGCTGATAAGTTATGAAATGTCTGGAACTTGTCGTACTTTATGGCAGAAAGTGATGGCGCTTAGCGGGGTCCTTATTTGGTGCGCCTTTTCAGGCATCACTGAAAATCGCGGGACAGCGGTGGGACGGAAAGTGCCAAAAAAAAAGGCCCCCGACGAAGCGAGGGCCGATAGAGCCAAGGAAAACGGTGCGAATGAAAACCCTGGCGCTTAGTGTGCAGTATACGAAAACCCTGTCATTTTTTCCCGATTCCGGAGACGGCTTTCGCCATCGCTTCAGTTTTATCTGCCGACCCCTGCGAGCTCCCGAAGAAGTACCCGACGACCTGTTGGCTGTTGGCTGCTACATAGCCGATAATCGTCCCGATCAGGACCTCGGAAACCGTTCCGGGGACGTATCCGCCGAGGACCGCGTAAACCGTCGCGGCGAACGAACAGAGGATCACGATCCCGAGCCAGAACACATTCTGGTTACTTCCGAACGTATGCCGCGCATCGGAAGTATCCGCAATGAAGGCTTTCGTAAGGTCGACGTCGAGCTCCTTCATCTTCGATGCGAACTCGTGTTCCGCCTTCTTGATTTCGATTAGCTGCTCAGGCGTCGCCTTCGCAATAACTGCCGCGACTTCCTGCTCCGTCGCATCGCCACCGAGCCCCAAAGCTGAAGCCAGCGCACCGACAGCAGTGCCGGCCAGCGGACCTCCGATTGCTTTGGCGATGGTCGGCGCGACACTGCCGATCGTCCCTAAGATTGATTTCAGCGTGATTGCCATGATTACTTGCCTCCCGCGTATTTTCTTGCGTAAGCCAGCACCGCCTCGGCGTGAAGGTCCGCCACGGCCTCCCGGCCTTCATCCGACATAATGAACCGGCAGTCTTTTTCGCGATCCATGAACAGATTCTCCGTCAGCACCGCCGGACAGTTCGTTTTCGGCAGGATCGAGACCGCGTTCGTCTCTTTGTCTCCGTCACCGTCCGCCATATCCTTTCGCACAGGGAACCCCACAAGGTACTTCGGAGACAGATCGCAGAAGATTTCCGCCAGGTCGTCGGATCGCGTTTTCCCGATCGACGTCAGCACCTCAAACCCTGTCCCTCCGCCTGCATTTGCGTGCACCGAAACAAGCACGCACTGGCCGCCGGCCCTGTTCGCCGCCGCAACGATCCGGTTGCACCGGATAATTCGATGCGTGATACTCACGTCGCCTGTTTCCGGAACGAGCCTCAACGACACGACACCGGCCCTCGTCAGCTTATCATGCACCCGCTTCACGACATCCCGATTGAACTCCCACTCGAAGAGTTGCGTGCCATTTTCCCATACGGGAGACCGCTTTCCGGCCGTGTCTTTTCCGTGCCCATTATCCAGTATTACTGTTAAAGGCCTCATGCTTCACCCTCGTCTATGTTTCGGCCAGAGTTAAGCAGGGACTTGCCCTCAGCCCACACTTTGAAAGCCTGTGCGAGGTAAAGTGCGAGGCGCCCGATGGCAATAAGCAAGCCGGCGAAAGCGGCTATCATCGCCGATGCATCAACATGGACGCCGATACTCTGAGCCCCGATAACGAGAAGGCTGACAGCAATAACTGTGCCGTCGAGGGCGTGGCCGATAGTCGGGATGAGGCGGTGGGGCATGAGGGTGTGCCGTTTAGTATGGGTTCATGTTAAAGTGTAAAATCGTCCATCGATCTTCTGAAGAGTTGCAAGGAATGGGAGCCGATCCTTATGTTCTTCGAGCTGGTCCATTAAGACCTCGGATGCTGTAAAGATCACGCGCTTTTCTCCATCGATCTCCACCTGCATAGTCATACACAGGCCACGCCTTGTTTTGTCGTCAAACTTGCTCTTGTCGATACGGTACGCCATAACCGTTAGTTCACGGGTCAGTGCCCTATCAATCCTGATCTTCTCACCATCCATAATGGAAGCAGGGCAAGCAAAATCAGCGAATCGTTCCATCTCACGATATGACCGAATTTGCGACGGCATAGCACCCCTGCCTGAAGGCGTCATACGCGAGCCACTCTTCGCTTGTGCGATCAAGCGCCAGCTTCCCGATCTGTGACGCATATGAGTACTTTTCCGTTATGAGCGCGTCGATCAGTACACCTCGATCAAGCGATGGAACATTGATATAGTCGAACTGCCACTCAGTGACAGGGTCTTCTCCGTAAACCGTGCGCTCAACCTGCTGCACGTTGTATCGTACCTGCACGCCGCCCTGATGGGCAACAATTACCTCTGGTTCCGATGAACTGTATCCTACCATGAGTATTTCTCCATTTATATTTTTGTCGAAGATTATGCGTGTCTGCCCAGCAGAACCACCCGTTATATGCCGATATTGAACTTTCGCTTCGCCTTCTGTACTTACGTTTGAACGCCTGAACAATGCTCTTCCTGACAAGAGTGTAATCGCGAAAGAACCGATATCCGAGAAAATCAATACCTCGAACATCCACCGGAAACACCTGCCAGTTCCCCTTCATTGTGAGGCCCATGTTCATAAGCGCCAGATCCACATCACGCCTGATCGCATGCAACACTACCTTATCAGCACCAAAGACTACGATGTCATCGCAGTAGCGGTAATAGTATCGCACACCGAGAACCTCCTTCACCCAGTGATCAATCGGAGAAAGAACCAGGTTCCCGATAGGCTGTGACGGATAGTTTCCGATCGGGACGCCAGGAGCACTGTCAGCGATACAGTCCAACAGCCATAGCACATTGTGATCCTTGATTTTCCTTCGAAATGCGACTTTCTGAACTTCAGGGCTTATGTTCTGATAAAACTTCCGCACATCCATCTTCAAGCAATACGCGGTCCCATCAGGATCATCGTCAAGCGCCTTTCGAATCCTACGGACTCCATCATGAATGCCGCGCCCCCTTATTGCAGCATAGGTATCACGAATTAACTCACGCTTCCAGATCGGTTCAACCACATTCATAAGGCAGTGGTGAATTATCCTGTCTGGATAATACGGGAGCTTCCATATCTCGCGTACCTTCCGGCCTTCCTTCCGGAACATCACCCGATACGGAGCTACAGTGTACGACCGATCCTCAAGCATGCGTTTGATCTTCGAAAAGTACCGTTCAGGATCATCTTCGACCATCTGCACTTCCTTATAGTGACCCTTTCCACGCTTCGCCTTACGGTGAGCCAGCACAATGTTTTCCAAAGAACAAACCTGATCCCACAATCCGCCGTATCGCTTCATAAGCTGCTTTTTGACCGTTGAGCTTTCAGTTTCACCTTACCAGCACAGTGGTCGGTCGTCTTGTGTTTTGCCGAGAGGCAAGGTGGTTCGGGGGTACTTACTTAAAGCAGAGCTGCCCGCCGATATTCGCATTCGTATTCGAAGCCGCATTATTCGCATTCCAATAGAACGGACCCGCATTCGCCTCGTTATTCGCATTACTGCCTACCAGAGGAACCCGAAGGCCACAAACGACCCAAACCACCCACAGAAAGAACAGAAAAAAATGCCTACGCATACGGGCTGCTACGCAGCCTTCTTAAAGCAGAGCCGCCCGCCGACATCCGCATACGCATCCGAAGCCGCATAATTCGCATCCCAATAGAACGGACCCGCACTCGCCCCGCGATTCGCAGCACCGCCCACCAGAGGAACCCGAAGGCCACTGGCGTAGTAGTAGTAATCACGCATCTTTGTTGCGCTTGATCCCGTAGTGTCTTTTGGGAAGCACATGCCCATACCGCTGTGCGGTGTACCTGCCCATCCAGTAGCTATTGGGAGACTAATGTCATTGTCAAGCGCGTCTTTAAGCCTCGTCCAGTCAGTAATGGCTCCATAGTTGTAAGGAGGCGCTGACTTGTAGTACAGGGCTCCGCTGTTAATAAGCGCAGCAACCCTTTTCCACACGTTGCCCCATGGGTTCTCAATACCAAGGACCTGCGAGTAATCAGTAGCATACCCTGCTGTCCCGCCATTCTGCACAGCTGATGCATAGCCAGCTACACCGTCACCGAGACCGCACTTTCCGATGTAACTGCCATTTGTCCATGAGCCTGAGGAAAGATTGATACGTCCAGCTCCAACGATACCTGGGATATCGAAAGATGCATACCCGACAAGCATCAGCTGCCGCTCGTAGATGGCTGTAAGGAGGTCTTCCTGCTGCCACCCAGCGCCACGCGCAAGAGCAAGAGTGTCAGTGGCCTGAGTTGTAAGGCTACCGTATCCCCAGTCTCCTGTGCGGGTTGTGACTGGATAGACCGGGCTAAAACCGTCTGCCGGAGATAAAGAGATGGAGCAAAGCTTACTGTCGTAAATGGCGCCTTCGTATGCTCCTCGATAGATCGAGCTGTATCCGCTGAACAGCGGGTGCAGTAAGAAGCCAGAGAGAGGCATGTGAGACAGGAGGATATAGGCCCAATCTCCCCACTCGCCGACCTTGATGTAGGCAGGAAGATATTCGACCATGATCTGTCCATTCGTGCCTTCCAGGTCAACGGATGTACCGTCATCATATTTGGTCTTGTCGGTCCACGAGATGCCTTTGTAGACGGCTCCGGAGTCTCCAAGTACAACCCTGCGTAGTCGGCTGAAAACTGGCGAGAGCGTCATGTCCATGAGCTGTCCGACGGGCTGAGCATGGGATGCGCCAAGCCTAATGAACGTGTCGGTCAGACGGTTGTATGCCACGCCAACATAATGGCGTGAAATATCATTGGCGTACAGATTAACCATGGGATCGTCGGACGAGGCGGATACCGCGCTCATGGTCTTGAGTAGCGCACCCTGAAGCAGGAGGTCCGCATCGGAAGATGCCGCAATATCTTTCGCGAGCAGTTTGGTGATTGCTGCCTGGATGAATGTTTCGCGGTACTGTGATAAACTGGAACTTGACATGATGCTTGACTCCGTTTAAAGTGTGGCGTAAATGAGCTTGGTCAACGTATCGACCTGTGCCGAAAAGTTATTGTAAATAGATTGTGATCCGTCGCGGGCCGCCTCTGATGCCGTCTTAGATTGTGCCGCAGCAGCAGCACTGTTTGTCGCGCTGGTTGCTTGCTGCGTCGCTGTGGTTGCTTGATCTGACGCAGTGTTACGATAGCCGAGTGCCGCGTCCCTTGCAGTCTCAGCACTTTGCTTTGCAGACACAGAAGCGTCACGAGCAATAGCGGAGGCCTGCATCGATACATTTGCTGCTGCTTCAGATGATGCAGCGGAAACTTCGGACACCTTCGCTGCCTTCGCAGCCGCAAGCGCACTGTCCTCACTCATTCCGGCAAGACCAACAGCGCCTACGGCTATCGTAGCTGCTGTTTCTGCTCGCCCGGCGTTTGATTCAGTAGAGGCAACAGCCGACGCCACAGCCTGCGTGCTGCCATAGATGGACACTGTGGATGCAAGGGCGTCCTGGGAATCATCACGAGCACCTTCCGCCGTTGCTTGTGCAGTTTGCGCCGCGTCCCTTGCAGTCTCAGCACTTTGCTTTGCGGCTACGGACGCATTATTAGCAACAACCGATGCGTCCCGAGCCGACTCGGAAGCCACCATAGCGGTCTCTGAAGCAAGCCTTGATGTTTGTGATGCCGATGCGCTTGCAGATGCAGCCGCTTCACTGGCGGCTGCATTCGTGGCGCTCGAAGCGGATTCAGCCGCAGCCGCAAGCGCACTGTCCTCACTCATTCCGGCAAGACCAACAGCGCCTACGGCTATCGTAGCTGCTGTTTCTGCTCGCCCGGCGTTTGATTCAGTAGAGGCAACAGCCGACGCCACAGCCTGCGTGCTGCCATAGATGGACACTGTGGATGCAAGGGCGTCCTGGGAATCATCACGAGCACCTTCCGCCGTTGCTTGTGCAGTTTGCGCCGCGTCCCTTGCAGTCTCAGCACTTTGCTTTGCGGCTACGGACGCATTATTAGCAACAACCGATGCGTCCCGAGCCGACTCGGAAGCCACCATAGCGGTCTCTGAAGCAAGCCTTGATGTTTGTGATGCCGATGCGCTTGCAGATGCAGCCGCTTCACTGGCGGCTGCATTCGTGGCGCTCGAAGCGGATTCAGCCGCAGCCTCAACCGCATTGTCTTGTGCAGCGAAAGCGTCTCCGATGAACTGCGCAGCGAAAGCATCAAGCGTGGCTTTCTTGTTCTTTTTCTCATCATCCGGCTCGCTGACATCGACAATCGGGATAATGTCGAGTCCTGACATTTGCCCGACGAGCATCTCATCGCAATCAGACAGCTTCTTGTCCAGTCGTGAACTCATTAGGCGGTCCTCCTCCAGCGATACTCGCAGATATAGGGTTGAAGATTTGCGTTCGTTCCAGACACACCAACAGCCGCATTTGCTGTTGCGACAGTGATGCCGGTAAACGCTTTGCCTGTGTCAGATGAGTATTCTGATCCTGTCCCGGTCGCGTCATTCTCATTGTTACAATTCTGAGCGCGCGGCGTCCTGGTGTAAGTATGGGAGTGGCCGGGGTCAGTCACTTCGGATGTCGCAGTGTGGGTGTGCTCTACAAGCACGGCGTCCTTGCTTCCGCCTGTGTTGCCTGCTGTGCTGAGCAGTTCGTCAGCGGAATCAACGCAGATCGGTGTCCTCCCTACACCCCAAAGCTCCCATGTCCCCGGGTACCCCATCCCGCCAGAATCTCTTGACGCTGAAGGATTGGTTGACGTGTAGGTTGAAATAATCCTGCCGACAGGGTAGACGTTGTCCATCACGCGAGCTTCATTGAAGTAGGACTCCTTCCGCTTCCACCGCTTCAATCCTCCATTCAGTGACGGAGCAATAACGTCTTCGCCGTCAGCTGAACCGCCATCCTCGGCATCCATGACGAACACAGTAACTGAGTCGCCATCAGGATCGGCAACAACACCAAGATCTCCCGTTTGCAGTGGCGTAGGCTGTCCGTTCACTGTAGGCCCACCGGTCAGTCCATCAATTCCGTCGAGATAGTCTGGCGTCCCGCCAATCGCGCCATTAACGGCGTAGAGAGCAGAACCGCGGATCGCCGTTGATCGTCCGCCGCAAATAGCGATCCCTGTACTCAGTGTTGAAAGGGGAGCGACGCTGATAAGGCCGACAGAAACGATTGACAGTGCCGCTGTGATAGTGCCGGACCCATAGAAGGAGACCGTCGTCGCTCCTCCGGAATACGAGGAGGACTCAACATAGGCAACAAATGCGCCGACATCGACCAGGCGAAGCGCCCTGCCCGCAGTAAATGTCGCCGTCATATCGCCAGAAACGCGGAATGAGGTAGGGGAAAGGTAGGTGGCGTTTGTCGGAAGAACCCATTCACTTTCAACCTTCGGAGTCAAGTCTGACACGTCATCAAAAGCATAGAGCTGCACGCCATCAGCATCCCTGATAACAATTCGGTACGACCCCTCAAGAAATATCGGGGCATACCCTGCGTCATTAAGAACTACCGGGTTGGCGTTTTCAACAACAGCACCGACGTCCATATAGCTGGATTTCGGAGTTGTCGTGCCAGAAATGTAGGTGAACACCTGGCCGGCGGCAAGCGGAAAGCCGGTGTCCGGGTGCCACGCATAGAAGATCGGAGAAACAAGAGGTGTTGCCATGGCGGTAAGGTTTCGGTTTTTGAAATCTTACCGCTTGCGACAGGGAGTTCAAACAGACGAAATTATTTTACGGGCGGCTTTCCCAATGACCGCCTTGCAATACTGGTTATTCTCTTGGCGGCTTCATCCTCATCAATCTGCCCGGAGAACATCCGCTCCCTGATCTTCCCGATCCGCTTTGCCGCGAACTCAAGGCGGTGAAGCTGGTGTCGCTCTTCTCCGGACAAGCTCTTCGATCCCTTCTTCTGCGCCAGCTCGTCCCTCATCTCGTACATCTTATCCACCGACCTGCCGTTGTAGTAGGGGTTGCGAGAGAACAGTGTTCCGATGACAGGGATCTCGTTTGCGCCGCCCTGACGGCCAAGCTCCTTGCGTATGCCGACCAGAGATTCGGCGAGGCGGATTGCATTCATGCCGTAGTTTCCGGTCTGGCCAGAAATGACGTGCTCAACCTTTCGAGGCGACACGTGCAACATCTCTCCGATCCACTTGGCTGTCTCGGTCTGGTACCGACCGTACTGGTCCTTCGGCATTTTGTACTTTTCTTCGTAGAACGGAACGATGCTTTTTTCGCGGAACGAGTCAAAATTCGACCAGGCCTCTACCGATGGCTTAACCAGAGCAGGAAGCAACTCAAGAGGATTTGATGCCGGCAGGAACCCTTTCAGCGTTTCCCACAAAGCCTCGGACGCAAGCTCCGGCTGATTCTTGTACGCCGATACAAACAGTTCCTGCGGTATCGATCCGAACACATAGCCGAGCTGGAATGGTTTAGGAATGCGGACGATGGTCTTTCCTCCGTCGAGCGAGAAATGCCAGTACGCCATGCGCTCCCACTTCTGCAGCTCGTCGTACCAGTCCTCATCCTTATTGATGAACGCCAGCATTAGTGATGGGACGGTGATGTAGGCAATTGCATGTCCAAGCGCACGGACCGCGTACTTCTGCCCATTTGCCCCGCTGAACGCCCGAGCGAACTTGCTGGTGCCCTGAACTGAAGCATTGAAGAACGGTATCATTCCATTGAGCGCCGTGGCGATTATCCCACCCCTGGTGAAGTTCGTAGTCACGTCCTTCGACGCAAGCAGCGCCTCAATGCGGGCATCCATCGACCCCTTACCGTACTTTTCTTCCGCTTTTTCAAGCACCGCCTTGAACTCCGCAATCCTCGGAGATGATTCGTAGAAGCCGAACAGCCGCCGCAGAGCATCAATCGGGTGCATAGCGATTTGCTTCGCCTTCTCGCTCGTGGTGTCCGCAAGACCTTCTTCGAGGTAGCCGCGTGCCTGAATCCTGTCTTGACCCATGAGCGTGGCGATCTCTCCACCGAGGTTCTTCCACAACTCAGCCGACTCCCCCTTTTTCAAGTCCTCCCAGAAACCGTGAACGAACGTATCGACCGGCGAACTCTTTGCCTGTCCGTAAACTGCCCGCTCGGCAGTGTCCCTGATCGGGTTCTTGATTGCCCCAAAGGCCGCATTAAGGCCGACAGCCCCGAGCTGCACCAACCGCTTTGCTGGCCCGAACATTGCGGTCAGGAAGTATGGCAGGTGATCTTTGTCCATCTCCATGACTACACGATACACCTCCGGATCAACCTCCCAGAACTCCCGCTTGCCGTTGCGCCAGATCGCGACAATATTATCCTTTCCTGTGGGCTTATAGGCTGTGCTGAACACCTGAAGCATCTGGTTCATGTCGGCGTCCTCAAGGTTTGCGCCGATCTCCTCAAGCTGCCGCTGGATGCTCTCCGCCGAGAACGACTGTGCTGCCATAGGGGCTTGCACCTTGTTGGCGAACCAGCCGACGCTGGCAACCTCGCCCTTTCCTGTGGCACCTTCGATCTTCTCAGTTGCCTTGATGATGGCCTTGGAAACCAACAGCTCGTTACCGAACCGGATCATCTGTTCTGCCTGAAGCATCATCATGTCGATGGGGTCCATGATACGACGGCCGGACCCCTTCATGCGCTTGATCCCATGTGTCTTGCTCGATGCGCCCTTGGCTCCGCCCAGATACCGTTCATCGAAGAACCTCTTGAACGGCACGTAGATCGGGTTGAGATCGCGCATTGCTTTAGCTGCGTCCGGGCTCAGGCCGCCGGCCTCAACCACGTAATCGATGAGGTGGTTCGACCACTCGGTAACGCCTTTGAGCGCATCCTCGAACTCTGGCGATTTGAGCTGGCCGACAGTATATTCCGCGTCCTCGATGGAGATGCCTGGGTTGATACCGCGTGCATGCAGCACCATGGCTCTTGCGGCAATGGCATAGGCAGTAAAGTCCTCCAAGCGATCCTTGATCGGCTTGAGGTAATCCACCAGGGATTTGCCAACAATATCGCCCTTGATGTTCAGCGCATGGTTGTAAATGAACCTCCGTGCCGTGCCGGGCGCACTCATCTTCAGCGCCGCCCGCATGGTTGCCGGGTTCTCTGTCGGGTTAAGACTGACACCAGTTTCCTTCATAAGCTGGTCTACGACCTTTTCGAGCTGCGCTGCGTCATTGACCCACATGCGCTTCGTAAGCAGCTTGCTCAGAGCCTCGTAAGCCGTCTTGAGCTTTCCCATAGGTCCAGTCTGCACTCTCTGGACCATGGCCGCAACACGACCGATGGCACCCTGCTCATCCCATTGGCGGTACATATCCTGCGCCGCCTTGAACCGTTTCGCCATATCGGGATGCTTGGCAAGCACCTCGTCCTCGAACCACTTGTCGATCGCCGGGAAGCTCTTGGCTGTGTCGTCGCCCATAATCTTCTTGGCAAAGAACTCGGCAAACCCCTCCCGAGCATACCCGCCATTCGGCTTTCGGCTTCCGTAGAGGGCCTTGCCGAGCTTGAGGAGCCCTCGGTTAACCTCAGCAGGGAACCTGACATTCCACCCGACAATCTTGGCGTGCACCGAGTGCCCGATCTCATGCGCCACGGTATCGATAGCATTGGCAACCTTCACCCGGATCAAGTCATTCTTCAGGTTGAACCAGCCCGCATCACGACGCTGGGCGAACCATCCTCGCCCGTACCTGATCGGAGTCCCGGAAATATCCTCCATGGCCTTGACAACTTGCTCAGGGTTCACGTCGGACGCCTGGGATACGCGGTCCTTGCTCAGTGGCTTCGTGCGCTTTCTGTTCGGGGACGCGGCCGGCGACCCTACGACACCACTTTTCTCTTCCTCGCTGGCGACCTCAGTTTCGCCGGTAACGATCTTTCTGGCGATATCAGCCTTGCCGTCAGGCGTGATCGTAGCTCCAAGCGCCCGGATTCGGTCAAACGCCTGTTCAGCCTTTGCCTCCGACACCTCGGCCCTCATTACTCCACCAACGCTGACAAAAACACCGGTAATCGAGGTGAGTAGCTTGTCGAGGAAATAATCACCTCCGGACTTTTTCGAGGCTTTAACCTCAATCCTGACCATCCCATTTCCTACAGAAACACCTTTCACGGCGTTATCGGCAGACTTTGCTACCCCTCCTTGCCGCAAGAACTCGACAATCTGAGCTCCGGAAAGGAACGAGACTCCCTTATTTTCAAGCTTATAGCCGCGAGGGAGAAGAATCCCTCGCCTCACATCGCCCTCTGAGGTCGTATAGTTGATGATCGTCCCTTTTCCGGCAATGCCATACCCTGACGGTATATTGCCAGTGATCATGGTCCGTGTTTCCTTGTCGAGTCCGCTCAGGCGGTCAAACGCATCGATAACAGGAACTCCATCAACGTTGGTGATTTCGCGGACGGAGTACGTGTTTTCAGCAAGACTCATCCCTGAGGAAAAGAGCTTGCTGAATGGAATGGTGAGCTGCCTTGTGGAACTGGCCACCGCGACCTTCATTCTCCACGTGGAAAGCGCCAGCGGGTTCTTCGGGTCTCCGGACTGCTTGACCTCGGTAACGATGCCGCTATAGATGACGCCAAACACGTCCTGAAGCTCTACGGCGGTACCGGGTACGAGTGATTCGGCAAGGCGCTTCCACCTTGACGCAATGTCGTCCAGGCGGTCCTCGGCTTTTCTTCTGATCTCATAATCTTCGATGTCGGAAACGGACTCCTCACGATACGCCTTGAACTCCTCGATCTTCTTCTTGATAAAATCCGCCGGAGCGCCCTCACGCATTTTCTTAACAGCATCAACCGGTTCTCCGGCGACCTTGATCCCGGTCGATTCCGAAACCTGAGAAAGTACCTCCTGTGTTGTGAACGGCTTGCTCAGGTTATTCACCCTTACCTTCTCCATGAGCACCGACCCCTGAAACGGGCTGCTTCCCGTCTGCGCCTGAATCTGCTTTGACTCCAAGACCTCCGCGTCAAGCTGCATGGTTTGGGCTTCAAGGGCATTCTCTCCGCGAGCCTTGGCGTCCTCAAGTATGCCGTTGAACTTTCCGATCAGGAGTTCGTAAACGCGCTCCTGCTCCTTGAGGGGAAGCATTGGGATACGCCCAGTCATGCGCCTGGCAACATCATGAAACGCGCTCGTCTCATTTGTCTCGTCGCCTTCCTTGATAAGATCGCTACCAAGTTTGCGTAACAGGTCCGGCTCTTCCATAAGAAGCTCGTAGGCGGCCTCGTCGCCGTATACGTTGATTAGGTCCGGGACATCATCACTGGTAAACCGACTCTTGGTGCTGGCTGTGGTATTGGCGTTCAGACTGGCCATCTTCTTGGCAAGGATCGCCGCTGGCCTGATTTCTGCCGGGATATCGGCGATGAGCTGCACGTATCTCGGGGCGACGACCTGTCCGGTCCGATGAACGCGGCCAAGCATCTGCATGTGAGTGTCGATATTTGACTCCGCTTGTGCGATGATCATGACTCGCGGCCGCTTGTCGGCGAACTTCTCGCTGGCGTGCAGACTGATACCAGTTGAACCGGACTGGTTGAGAATGACTGCATCGATTCCGCCATCATTGAACCCGGTCTTGGTACGCTCATTCCCGTTGACGCCTCGCTCGGAGAGGGGGCGCTTTCCAAGGTATGCGTCACCCGACTTGCTGTACATGAACACGGACTGCCTGCCGGTGATCTCAGCCACAGTATGGCCGGCTTCGGAAATCCTGAAGCGAATCCAGTCAATCGGCGACACCGGCATGTTCCCGAAGTCGCTGTCATTGATCATCTTTGCGATTTTTCTGGAAAGCATGACTCCTTCTGCGCCAAGCTCTGCATCGGAAAGGCGCTTCTTCTCCGCGCCCTCTCCCTTCTTCATGAAGGGTTTCCGCATCGAAATCCATCTGGATTTGTCCAGGTAACGGAGTAGGAGATCCCCAAACCCGAGATTGATTTTGTCTCCGTCATTCAGACCAAGACCCTCGATGACTTCCTTGTGGAATGATTCAAGTGTTCCGGCCACAGTAATTACCGGTTTCTCTCCCGCCTTAATCGCCTCGATGGCGAGCTGCGCGGCATGATCCGCCTTGAGCGACAACAGCATCTGATTTATGACGTTGTGCATGACCGACGTGAAGTTGGTCGATTCGGCTCCCGCTCCTCCGGTAGCAGAGCTTCCGGTAGCCAGCATGCCTTCTGCCTTCAGGTCATTTCCGATCTTCTTGGTTGCAGCAGCAACGTACTCGCTGAACCGGTTGATCAGGGAGAGAATCTCGGAAACCTTGTCGTACTGCTTTCGATCAACGGACGATCGATCGGTCTTGTATTCGACGCCAACGAAAGATCGCTCGCGCCGGATGTACTGTCCGGACTCCGAAAGCATCGAGGCGATAATCTGCTGCATCGGGACGCCGCCGCTGGAGATGAGTTCAGGGAGTTCGTCAACATTCCCGACGGCCTTGCCGAGATCGGTAGATGCATAGAGGTCCATCACGTCCGGCCTTTTTGCGTAGGTCGCTGACGAAAATATCGTGGCAACGGCGGACCGGGATATGTGCCTCAGGAACTGAGCGCGGTCCATGACCTCAGCCTTCCCCGCCTTCTTTGTTCCGCCTGCATTGTGAGATTCGTCAAGAATCACGACAGCTCTCGGAGCAATCATGTTGATGGCGTGCCGTCTTGCGGTCTCATCACTCTTGACGGTCTGCATCTGCGCGTAGGTGGTGAACACCATGTCGTAATCAGCTTCCCCCCTCGCGAACTTCCAGAGAACTTCGTCGTGTGCTTTGCCGTCGGCAGTCTTGATCCTGGCTTTTCCGTTACCGAGATCGATGTCTTGTCCAGAGTTGGTGATGAGGATCTTTGGTTCCCGCCCAAGCATCTCCTGAATGCCGGTGTCGGAAAGGTCACGGTACATGTCGGAAAACAGATCGGGCTTTTCAGTTACAAACAGAGGGACGTGTCCGTTCTTGATCGACCACCAAATAACCGAGGCGACAAAGCGTCCTTTGCCGACGCCAGTCTGATCTCCGATGATGAACCCCGCACCCTTCTTGATGTTGTTGATTGCCAGAGCAATGGCGTCGATCTGCTCTGCGGAGAGGTATTTCGAAAGTTCGCTCTTCTTGTACCCAAGTTCAGAGGCCACCCATGTATCGATGTCGCCGTAGGTGTTCGAAACATCGTCGAGCGCCGACGAAACAGCATCGGCCATATTGATCGGCAGAAGTGTCCCGACAGCTTTCGATTTGCTCGCAGGCTTGTAGGCGACCTGGCTCTTTCCTTGTTTTACACTCCGAGCACTTCCAGTAGGTCGCTTGGCTCTTTGATCTGTTCCGGGTTTTTTATCTGCTGGCTCGACAGTCTCCCGTGCAGTATTAGTGGATTGAGAAACAGGGCGCTCATTGATTTCGATAGGTTCGATTCGCTGAGATTCCCCACGTCGATCCCCTGGTCCAGAAGCTTTTCCTCCATCCATCGCAGAGTGTCCGCTCTCTCGGCCGGAGTTGCTTTTTGCAGAACGAACACCGCCCTGTCCCTGTACTCTTCCGCCAGCCGTTCCAAATGTGTTGTTTTCTGCATGGTCATTGACCCTCTCTTTTAAGGTTTCCCAATCGCTGATCATCTCCGGAACGTTCGCTGCCGGGACAACCATCTCAGACTTCCCTCTGCCGTTGATCGCGATGACATCGACGGGCCAACCTGCTCCCTGCTTCTGATAAAGATCGCCAGAAATAATGAAGTGATCAACTACATTGTAGTGCTGGTGCAGCCACAGGTAGAACTCCCGCTTTGCCTTGCTGTTGTACCCTTCGGACAATGCCTCCTTATTCTCCGACTTCGGGGCCCCAAGAATCAGTACCGCTTTTCCGTCATCGTTCATGGCGTCCAGCGCCTTCAGTGCGATAGCGTGGTCAATCTCCTTGGTGCTGTACACATCCGAGACCTCAAACTCACGCACGCGGCCGTCATCATCCTTGATCCTGCCAAACGGCGGGTTTGCAATCACCACGTCAACCTTCTCATCAGTAACATATTCTGATGCGTCGTTTTTTGTGACCTTGAACCCCTGATCCTGAAGTGCCTTTGCCCGGTAATCGTTCAGCTCGTTAACCACAGCGTTCTTCGGAGACGCCTCGATGAGCAGCACACCATTCCCTGCTGTCGGCTCGTATGCTTTAGTCAGGCTTCCGATACCAGCCAGACGGCTCGCGGCATAGGCGAGAGGGAGCGGTGTCGAATAGGCTTGCTGCGCGACGGACTCCGATGTTCTAACGCCAAGGCGAGGCATATTTTTGTACAGCTCCACAAGCTTGTCGTAAGCACCGGAGAAATCGTTGTCGGCGACAAGCTGCCTGGCCGCCTGCACCGATGCAATCTCGACCATCTCATCGAACGCCTTGGCCTCTATCGATCCGGGCTCGATCTTCTTTCCAGTTTCAGTCTCGTACCACTTCCGGGCCTCCGTGATGCTGGAGAAGCCGCCGTCGATCAGCTTCTCTACGAGCTTCTCTTCGATAGGCCTCTTCCTTTCGGTTGCTGACGGATGCGGTTTCTGCCCTGTGGTCGGTTCCGATTTGGAGCCAACTTCCCCGGTGCCCTCCTTCGGCTCCTGCTGCGGAACGGCAGGCTTTCGGGTTCCGGACAGTTCCTCAAGCATATCCGCCATCTTGCCCGCAGGAAGAGCCACCGGCAGCCATTTGTTCTGGCTTCGGGCCCCGAAAGGATCGTCGGTCTTGTGCGCCGCCCTGGCCATGATGGAAATACCACCCTTCGGCCCGGCCAACGTGGTGCCGATGTTCATGTGTATACCGCGTCCATCCTCATGGTAAACGGTCACGGAAACGTCGCCGGACGAAGCGGGCCCGGCTTCATTGATGTGAACGGACTTGCTCTTCTTCCCATTTCGATCAAGCCCAGGAGCAAAGCCTCGCTCTGCGAGAAGATCGGCAACAGTCTTCGCGTACCTGCTTGCATCGCTGAGGAAATCTCGCTTCGTCTTTCCGCCATCATCATCGGCGTCAATACCAGTCTCGTCGGGATTCGGAATCTTGGTTTCAGACCAGTCGCGCATCCTGTGCCCGTTCTTGTCTCGCGCCTGTTCGTCCTTCTTCTGCTGCAGCTTCTTCTGCTTCGCCTTGACAAACACGGCCTGCTTCTTCAGCGACGGGTCCTCATCAATCACTTCCTGTGGGACATGCTTGCCTTCGCTGAGTGCTCGCTCAACAGCCTGACGATGCTCTGCATCAGTTTGCGCTCTTAATTGTTCAACGGTAACGACACCTTCTTCGCCGCCAAGAACTTGCGCCTGCTCCTTTTTGCTTAACTGCCCGAATTTGTAGTCAAACCAGTCCTGAGATCTTGTTTCCCACGGTTCCTTCTTAGCCTGCTGTGGAGCATCATCCTGCTGAGACGGGGCAATGCTCGCCTTCGGGGGAGTTACGGCGTCCTGCTCTGGTTCTGGCTGCTTGGCGGGGCTCCATCCCTGATCATGCAAACCCTCGATCTTTTTGGTTATTCCATTGATTGGAAGATCGCTCGCCTTGGTTGCAACACCTCCGGTCCCGATCTCTCCTACAGCCTGGAACGCCTGCTCCTGCTCTTTGGCGTTCATCCCCTCCCACCATGACGCGAAGCCGTTTTCTGACTCTTGCGGCCTCTCTGAGGGCTTGGCGGGCTCCTGCGGAACCAGTGGAGCAACAGGTTCAGCCTTGAGCGTTTGCGCCGGCTGGACTGGATCAGGAGTTGCGCCTTGCGGCACCTGCGGCTCGACGGTCGTCGGCTCGGGTTGTGTATCGGAAACAATGGGATCAGGAGCCACAACCGGCGTTGTGACTTGCGGGGGAGCCACAACGCCCTGCGGTTCCGGCTTGGCCTGCTTCTGCTGGATCGGCGGCTGAGTGGTAACTGCGGCCGGTTGCTGCTCAATAACCGCCTGCGGCTGAACTGGTACGCCAGACTGCGCCACCCCAAACTGCAGTCCTTGGGCGGCATTGCGCTCAGCGAGCTTCTGCTGCACTCGCTCCGCCATAGATACAGTGCCCTGCGCTGCGCCCGAAGCCACCTTCTTGGCTACCCTCGACGCCATACCAAGAACAGGTGTCTCAGCAAGACCTTCAGCAATAATATCGTCAGGGCTGGTGATCTTCCCGGAGTAAGCGACCTGTGCGCCACCCTCGCCAGCCATGCCTGCGCTGGCCTGAAACCCAAAGTCAGCAACCTCTCCGGCTGCCCGGCTTGCGGCCTTGCCGGCACCGCGACGAGCTGCAGCACTGCTCACGGCGCTCTCTATACTGCCGCCAGCCAATGCCGACAGGCCGTCAAAAAACCCGGTGATCGATGAAGGGAGGGCGACCTTCGCCTTGATCTCCCTGATGAGAGATGGATTCGAGAACGCCGTCTTGATGGCGTTAGGATCATTCATGTTGACGCCGCGTGACGCCAGCTCCTGAACGAAAAGTTCTGCCTGCTTCTGCACAGCCGAGGCATTGTAGGCGATAAGAGGAACGGATGCTTCAGCACCAATAACTGCACCACCCGCGGCACCGGGTGCGGTTCCGAGACCTCCTGTTGGAGCACCAAGTCCGACTGCTCCCGCTGCGGCCCCGGTAGCCATACTGCCTGCGACAATTCCGGGCGCACTCTTGATGGCTTCCGGTGCCATGCCGGCTATGGACTCAGCGCCAACATCAACAATGAACCCAACGGGGTTTCTGGAGAACACGTCCCACGATGACATTCCGGATTCAAGCATCTTGGCTGAGTCCGTTTTCGGGAGTTCGGTATTGAGGCGCTGCGTCTCAGCGTAAGCCTGCGATACCTGGTCGGGATTCGGATTTGCCTCGTTGATGGCTGTGGCGAACTTGCCCTGGGCGTAGCCCTTGCGGACTGTGTTGGGAAGGTTCTTGACGGAACTGACTGCGCCTCCGGCGGCACCCTGACCCCAGTCACCAACGGAGCTGGCCGTGTCAACTACCTTCTCTGGAATGGTCCGATTCCTTGACCCGAGGGAGGTATCGAATTTCTCGAAGTCAGGGATGTCGTCGAAATGCTGCTGCATGAACGAGTGAAGCTGCTCGCGCTTTCCCTTGTCCTGCATGGACGCATTGAACGACTGCCGATCCGGCACATCATCAACGTTCTTGACAAGGAAATCGTAGAGCCGGTCGGAAGTGGTCTGAGCCATTTCGATATGGATGTGTTTGTGGTTAGAAAATGCCTTTCGCGCTCGGGCGCTCCGCTGCCCCTGTCTTTCCTTCTCGCTCAAGAGCATTCATCATATCCTTCTTTGCCCTGTTTACCGCCTGGAATAACGGCACTCCCTGACCAACATACCTCTCAGCTCGCGCTGCCACCCAACTTGCCTGATCTGCCCTTCCCTTACTGACCGTGCTTTTCCCTGTATCCTGGTCAGTCACCTGTATGCCGCCAACAACATTTTCCGATAGCCGGCGAAGCTCTCCAAGCATCGCCGCACTTACCTTCCCGCTTCCGCCGCCACCGTTTGACCTGATAAGCGCGTTACCTCTTGTGTTCTGCCGGTCCAACTCTCTCTGCTCGTTGTCGTTCTTCATCTTTAGCATGCTCTCGCTCGGAGTCTTCTTTCCGATAGCCTCGCCATGCTGGTACACCTGATCGTATCCGCCAGCCTTCACCACGTCTGGGTTCTTGGTAAGCTCACTGATTGTCATGCTGTTGTAGAACATCTGCTTGGCCTTGATCGGGCTGTACTCGCCCATCTTTGCCTGTATCTCAGCCGGCGCCGACTCCCTGGTCTGCGCCCACGTCGCTGCTGGGTCCTGACTATCCATAGCAGCCTTCGCGTATCGAGCAAGATTGAGTGACGCCAGCTCAGTCCTTTTACGGTCGTTTTCGTCCATCTTCCCGATCGCCTCGGCGGTAGCTCTCATGCCCTCGGGATCCTCAATAAGCAGCTGTGATCGAAGTGACTCGTCCTGCGGATTTGCCGCGTAGTCGGCCCTCTTTTGAGCAAGCGCGTTCTTGCGCTCCGACAACTGCCGGTCCGCCTGCGCTTTCTTTATCTGCTCGGCCTGCGCGAACGCGGCCCCAAGATCAACTCCGAACTGATTGGCTGCCATGATTACTTTTTCAGGTAGTTTGCGAGAAGGTAGTTCTGTGCGCCCTGATTGACCGCAGTAGCAGCGCCAGTAATTCCGGTGTTCCATGCGGCTGCGCTGTTCAAGGCTCCGTTCGCAATCGCGTTGCCAGTATTGATCGTCGAGGCTCCGACCTGCGAACTGAGGTTGTTTGCGGCGCTCTGCGTTCCAGATACTGCGCTCTGGCCACCTGAGGACATGTTGTTCAGCATGTTGTAACTGTTCTGCTTGTCGGCGACACTCGAATTATAGGTGTCACGCTTAGCGTTGTACTCTCGGCTATACCGATCAACGCCAGAATTGTATTCGGTCAATTGGTTTTGGTATGCTCGGTCGTAGGCTGCTCCGTACTCCTGGCTGGAAAGGTCCTGTCCGTACTGACTGATCGCTTTCTGCTGCGCCCCAGACTGCACCATCCCTCTTGATGATGCACTTCGGTCAAGAGCGTTGATGCCTTCGTTTAACCGAAACGAGTATCCGGGGTCGATCTGGACTTTACTGGAATCAAACTTAAACATCCCCGGATCGTAGACGTCAGACGCCATGAATGTCCCGATATCGAAGGACCCGTCAGCGATACCCTTCTGCATCTGCGTGAGCGCCTGTGTGCCGGCATTGTACCATGGCTCATACTGCGCCTTGGTGTCAGTATACAGCCACTTCTGGAACTCAATATTGTCCTTATTAGCCTGCACCTGCGCCGCGGCTGCGGCGGACGCGGCTTTCGACGACTGACTGGCCCCGTAAATCGATGCTCCGGCACCAACCACTGCGGACCCGATAGCTACTGCAACAAATGACATGGTTTTTGCCCTTCAAGTTTAAGATCGTCGTAATCTTCGGTAACGAATACCCGATCGATTTCATCGATATCCGTAATATCTGTCGCGTGAACTGTAGTAAAAACAGTTGTTGTTATGGCATAAAGAACCTTCTTCACGCCAGGCATGGCGACCAGTGTTCTTGGTGCTTCGACAACCTCGTTGAAATCCTCTGTGACGATCCGGACGATGCCCGAGGATATGATGTTCAGGTGCTCGAACAAGTGGATCTTCCCGGTCACGATTGCGCCGGCAGGAATGGTTATTTCCCTGGCATACAGTCCCTTCGAGAAGTAGTGCCGAACCGGTATCTCGATCTGTGGGAGCTTGCGGGCCTCAGCCTCGAATGCTAGAATCTTCTCGCGCTGCATGGATGATGATATCTGGCTGAATTGAGTTAAATCTTCGCTCATGAATATCAGGTATAATTCAATTCAATAACAGTTATGTCACCGTATTTATGACCCACGTAATAATTTTGCCCCTCACCATCACATCGGGATCTAAATGTGCCTCCAAAATAAACGCCGATTTGCGTTGAGTTTTTTTTAGAGATCATTACCCTATATGGCGTAATTGCCGACAACCCGTAAGAAGGTCTTTCAAACAGTATTCCTACAAGGTTTGGGGATATTGCAAAATAGTTTGCATCAGCATTCACAACATTTAAAACGGCAGATGTTGGGCCGTAAACTGGTGCTCTATACAATCGTACTGTATTGGAACTTATTATCCGCATCCATTTGCGCTCACTATCAAATACAATATCCCCGCTTGAATTATAAATAGCGATCCCATACTTTCCGGACAAAGGGATTGGTTTTGCTTTATTAAAAATTGCATACGTGATAGGAGTTGTATAAAAATTCCTTGCGCAGTCAAGGTTGTAGTTGCTCGAACTTGAAATACAAAAGGCACTGGTAGTTGAGTTTGTTGTAGCAATTGCTGCACCCTTACTGGTAGGCTTTATACCAATAATTGGGATATCCCCATAATCAGGAAATGAGAACATTGCGTCGTGGTACGCATCACTATAAAAAGGTGTAACCGTCCCTGTACCCGTCAACATATAATTTGAATATTCCCCATCAACCTGAACATCACCATTCTCATTATGTATTTTTATTCCGTAACTCATGAGTAAATGTAGACAAATAGAATTCCGGTGACATTGCTATTCCTGTACCAAGTAATAGTATTACCTGATCGTGATATCGTAGACTCTCTGATGCCGGAACTTTCATATCTTACTGTATATTCAATCCCAATCGCACCATTATCTTGAACCCACTGATAACTAAGTTTTCCTTCCAAAGCGGGAAGCGTTATGCCCCCGGAGTTTGCAACAGCAGCCGTATACACCAAGCGACCGTATCTACCGTCTGATGTAAGAACCTTCACTCCCAATTCATTAAAAATTTCTACACCATAACTCATGAAAGATTTCCAATTTTGACCCTAACTACATTATTTTGATCGTAAAGCGTGAGTGTGTTATTCTGAATGATGAGTTTTCCTTCTGTTCCATCAGGAGAAATAACAGAAAACTTGTCAGCCAAAACATTAAACTCACTGGTATCGTTTTCGCCTATAAGTTTAATTCCTGACACGTACCCGTTTACATCAACCTGAACCCCCCATGTACCGGTAATGCCATCAATCGTTTCGGCAAACTCGGTAAGTGTTGTGGTGTGTTCGCCAACCGTCGATGAGAGTGTGGATATATCGCTGGCAAGCGCTTCGTCGGCCGTCGCTCTTGCCGTGGCTTCATCGGTTATTGCGGCTGCATTGTCGCCAACCGTCGATGAGAGTGTGGATATATCGCTGGCAAGCGCTTCGTCGGCCGTCGCTCTTGCCGTGGCTTCATCGGTTATTGCGGCTGCATTGTCGCCAACCGTCGATGAGAGTGTGGATATGTAGCTGGCAAGTGCTTCGTCGGCCATTACTTTCGCTTCTTGCGATCGAATTATGGCCGCCTGGTTCTCATTGAGAGCTGCTGTTAATAGTTTGACTGATCGAGCAAAACTCTCTGTGTCGTTCTGTCTGGTTTCGTTCCATTCCAGCACGCTCGCCTTCAGATCTTCGGCAAGCGCAAGCAGATCAGAAACCAATCCGCTGATCGACTCGTCCGTGCCGTCAAACCGGTCGAGTATGTCATTGATCTTCTGAGCTGTAGCTGGGTCGGGAACAGTAGCCAGCATGGACAACTGGTGCATGAAGTCCGCCATGGCCTTTGTCGGCAAACCGGTCTTGGTATCGATGACAGCCTGCGTCAGCGGCGGAACTACCTGGATAATCTCACTCATCAGCTTCGATCTCCGCGTATACTCCGGCGATCCGCACGGGAACCGGGTCAGTGATGGTGAGCTTCAGGTGCCGCTGCCGGAACTGCCCGAGCGGCCCCCACTTTGCACTCGACATGGAGCTGCCTGACCGACCAAACGCAGTGTCAATTCCTCCTGTCCACGTCTCGCCATTGTCGTCCGAATACGAGAGACTGGCGGTTGGTCGAAAAAACACCTCATCTCTTGGGGCATCGCACTCCAGTTGCAGGACGCTGCCATCCTCCATGAGTATTCCGCCGGACCCATCCTCGAACTCGAACATCGGTGCACCATACTCGGCCCTTGGCTGGTCTTCTGGTGTGAACAGGTCTACTTCCACGCCGAACAGGCTTATACGGTCCCTTCCGTTATGCAGCACAGGAGCGACTGCCTCCCGAACGATGTTGTCGCCGTTGTCGGTGTAGGCGCATTCGTCGAGCAGGTAGATATCGCCGCTCTGGAAGTCACCAACGAAATGGCGGTCGTAGCATTTCGCGTAGCAATGCGCATTGTGCCGGCCATGCACGCTTCTTGCACGGTCGTGCCATAGGTCGGAGGATACATCATAGCAGAATGTGCGATTGAGCGCCGGGACAGTCAGCGTATAGAACGAGTGCCCACCATCCACATAAGACCATGCGTAGGCGTCGGACAGGTTGACATTGCGAAGCGCACTTTCAATATCGTGCGTGCTCTTACGCTGGATCGAATAGCCGTTGGTGCGATACACCCCGGCATCAGCGCCAAGGAAGAAGATTCCGTTGTCGAGTTTTGCGGCAGAGTGCGCCGCCCCAATACCCTTCTCGATATACGCTCCACTCATTCGCTGGAACGGGAAGTCTCCTCCGGAGTTGTACCAGACCTCGATACTCTCCGCTCCCATCAACCACAGTGCCCGCTGGTCGGAAATGATTGCCAAGGTATCATCTGGCGAAGCCTCAGCTGTAGCATAGTCGAGAGCGTCCAGCTCAGTCGAAAGCAGTTTCGATATGAAGAACTGCCCAGTACTCTGCCGATTGAAGATGAAGAAGCCGTCCTGGTGCGTAACGGTGTTGGATGGATACCAGCCATCACCTTTCATCTCGTAGACGCCATCAGTGATGCTGTATGCGTAACCGCGAATGCCGTTGACCCATATCATCTGGATGCCGTTGGTGGCGATGCTTACCCTGCTTGAACACAGGCAGTTGCCAAGCTCTTCATACTCACCGTTCCACTTGACATGGTAGAACTTGCTTTTTGTCACAGCGTAGAGCTCGCCGTCCATCACGCACAAGCCTTGAACAGGACCGGTTGGCAGTGAGCAAAACAGCGCTTGGCCTGGTGTTCCAAAAAGGGCGACCTTTACCTTGCTGTCCGGCGGCAGAATCTCTGGATACAGGTTCACCAGGCGCGATCCGTTGACCGCCCTGAACCGTCCATCCTGAGACGCTAACGCAAAATTTATCTGTGTCGGCTTCATGATGTCGCGTCAAGAACGATGTTGTATAAAGGCCTGTGAGCGACAGGGTACCCGGCGGGCATCTGAAGCTCAGGGACAACCCTCTCGGTTGCTCGCTTGTACCTTATGCTTTTGTAGGCATCAGCGGCAAGGGCCGCCACATCACTCCTGACGGATTTACCGTACTTTGGGCACAACTCGATACTGAGCGCCAGATAGCATAACCGGTCGTACTCTGACGGGAGCTCTATATCTGCCGTAAGGGATCTGAGATTAGCAAAGGGGAGCAGCGCATCCACCGTGATGGTGCAAGCTGACGGAGGGATGCACGGAAACATCACCAGCACAGCACCCGGGTCATAAGCCAACGCGTACCGATCCGGGACAATGCCTGATGCTGCCTGCGAAACCTCAACATCCTGAATTGATGTAAGGGCCGGATGAAAGGTGTCGCCGTTATAGTAGATTGTGATGCCGGAGACGCTTGCTGGAACAGCAGACATTGAGAGATCCTTGCTGGGGCCAACCGTAACCACCTGCTTTGTCGGAAGGGTAAACGATGTTCTGCTGACGTAGGGGACAAGCAGGCCATCAATACTCCAGCTTCCGAGCATGGCGTTAAAAAAGTCCAGTGCTTCACTGATCTGCCCTGCTGATGCCTCACGGTCCTCACCGAGCACCCCAATCGTTTGCAGCGCCATCTCGATCATACGCTTCAGTGTCATGCCTTCTTCCTCCTGAGTGTGGGCTTTTTAGTGGTTATGCCATCAGCAATCGCCTGTAGCGGCGCTTTCGGCTCAGGCGTGGCAGTGAAGTCCGGGTGCGCCGGAGTGTCACGCCATCCGTCGGTGTGGAGCTGCGCCTGGTCGGATACGTCGAGATCGAATACTTGCGCCCCGTCGTTCTTATGGTAGAGCCAGAGTTTCATGGAGGGATTGTTTTGGATTGAGAGTGGAGCTTCCGCAGGGACTCGAACCCCGAACATCCTCATTACAAGTGAGGTGCTCTACCAATTGAGCTACGAAAGCAAAAAAAGGGGTGGCAGCCCACACACAAAGCCACCACCCCATCGGTTAGCCAGCAACCGCAGAGCTGTAGTTCCTGAAAGCCAGCTCAGGCTGGAGCGAATCAACACCCCAGATGGCATCAACGCGATAGATCTGTTCGTCCTCGTTGATGTCGTAAGCGGCCGTCATCACCAGCGAAAGGCCGGTCTCGTCGTCAGTGACGCGAGCCTTGACCACTGCGGACTCCGGCAGCTCCTTCTGCACCATGCACAGCGTGATCGCGTTCTTGTGGAAGAACACGTTGCTGCGGTACGAGGTGTTTGCCAGACCAATCACCGTGATTGCGGCATTGTCGAGCGCCGCCGAGGTCACGTTCTGGTAAGCACCAAGGCTCACTGTCTCGCCAACGGCGTTGGTAGTGGTCAGCGTGCCGTCGTTGATGGCCGGACTGATCGAGAGGGTAGCCTCTCCGCCAGCAGTCGTCTCGACGTTCGCCTTCACCACAAAGCGCTGCAGCTCGCCAGTGCTCTTCTTGGTCTGCGGATGCACCTCGTAGACTCCAGCAATCGTGAAGGTGTCGCCCTTCTTGAGGAAGTTAGTGACGCTTCCGGTACACCCGTCGATGAGCAGCGAGCTACCCTTCTGGTTGCCCTTGACCAGCGGCGTACCGCTGTAGTCACCAACAGTGTGCACCGGCACCATGGCGGAGCGATAGAGCTGCATGTCCGCAATCGGACCCATGTAACCATTCTGGATAGCACCCTTGACCATTGCCTCGTTGTACTTGCCGGCCATCTCTTTGTCGATGACTTTGCCGTCACGAGTGTTGATGATACCAGACCTCATACCATCCTCGGGAATGGCGACCTCGGTCATGCGACCGGAGATGTCATGCACCCCGTCGGATGACAAGGCGGTGCCGGCAGCACCGTAGCTGTTGTAGGCGCTCTGAACTGCGCACTCCAGGACACTCTGCTCGATGTCGTTGCCGAGCTGGCGGATGCCGGAGTTCAGGTAGCGCTCTTTGAACGTGCGAATGTGCAGTGTACGGTCACGCTGGTTGAACTGAAGGCCGAAGTTGCGCTGACGGTTGATCGTGAAGGCAACCTTCTGATCAGTCATCGGCTGTTTGACCAGAGTGCGGCCCTCGGCAGTCTTGGTCATGAACGGGCGCTCGACCGAAATGGTGTCGCCCACTTTGTTGAAGCTCTTTTCGAGCCTGCGGTCCACCCTCTTGACGGCGACAGCGGAGCTAAGAAGCTCCTCCATCATCTCATGGAGGATGATATCGTCGGTAAGGAAGACGTTTCCGTCCTCGCCATAAGCAGCCATAGTCTCTTCTCCTTTGGTTTAGATCCAGCCAGCCCCTGCCGGGTGCGAGTCACCCATCTGCTTGCGTAGTTCGCGGTACTCAGCATGAGACCGGGCGTCACCAAGCTTCTTCGGCGCATCAGCACCAGCTCCCGACAATGGATTGATCGGGGGTGGAGCACTGGAAGTTTTCTTTTGAACATCAGGTTTCGGTGCGGCGCCTGATGCAAGCCTAGCCTCGATCTTGGCGATTGCCCTTATCTGAGCCTTCTGCGCCATCTTGGAAATCTCGATGGACTCCTCGACGTGCTTGCCCAGGTAATATGCGATTTCACCAGGGGCGTCGGTATCAGCGAGCACTATAACCATGCTCGATGTGATAACCGGGCCACCATCGGACGGCTGCTTCATGCAGACAGCATCGAAATCGGTAAACTTTGACCTGACCTCATCGAACGATTCGAGCACATCCTCCAGGGCGTCCTTGAACTCTGCTGTTGACTCGATGCCTTCTTGCGGCTGCGTATCCGGCTTTCCTGCTTTCTGCTTGTCGCGCCAATCGTCGCGGGCCTTCAGGTAGTCGTCGTATGAGTCAAAATCAGCAACGTCCGGCTCCCCGGTATCACCACCTTCGGTAGGTTTGCCAGAACTATTCTGTTCAAGCTCGCTTACCCGGCGGAGAGCGTCGTTCTTCTCTTTGGTCAGTCGATCGATACGCTTCTGGAGTCGTCCCTGTTTGAGTTGGGTCGGTTCCGCGCTGGCATCGTCAGCGGTGGTTGTTGCGGCAGGGGCCGATTCCTGTTGCTTGGGCTCGTCGCCCGTTTTGCCAGCGTCATCGCTGGCGGCGGCATCCGTTCTGGCCATCTGCGGCATATCGCTATGCGTGATGGTGTACTTCGGCGCAGTTGATTCCTGCTGCTGCGGTTGCTGCTGCTGCTGAACATCCTGCGTTGCTACCTGCTGTTCGGCAGGAGCGGTGATCTGTGTCGTCTCACTCATGTGTCATTGCGCGTTAGTTGCGGATATTGTGCCGGGCATTAAGCCGCCCGTAGGCTTTCCAAAAAAGGTGCTTGCGTTCTTACGCGGTTCAAACAGGCGATTTTTATCTTCCCCCCTGTGATTGCGACATGAACTCAGCGATGGAGTCGGCGACAAGCTCCTTGATCGCATCCGGTAGGCCGGTCTGCATCACCTGCTGCTGCATCTGCAGCTCCATGATCTTGGCTTCGGCTTCGGCCTTCTTTGCCTGGGCCATAGCGGTGTCCGCTTCGGCCTTCGCCATCAAAGCCTGCTGATCAGGAGTTGGCTGTGGAGCTTGTATGCCCGCCTCTTCCATTTCCTGCGGGTCCATGACTCCGGGCGGAACGCCGTGCTTGAGCCTGCGTGACAGCTTGTCGGCGCCCGGCCAGTCTTGGTACTCGGCAACAAGATCCTGAATGAGCGGTCCAGCCTGCGGTACTGCCTGCACAAAAGCAAGCAGGCTGTCCCCGGCCTCCATGCGCTGCGTCTGGTAGCTTGGGCCGGTCGATATGGTGATGTCGTACTTGCCCTCGCTGATGTCGTTGACGATGACGGGGGTTTGCGTCTGTTCGTCCAGCACAGTCTGGTTGATGAGCACCCAATCCTCGCTGCCGTCTTCGCCCATGATTCTGATGACTCGCTCGCTGTCGTAGATCGACATGCCTTCGAGCAGGAGCTTGCCGACTCGGCGCTGTGCTCGCTTGAGGTTATCGATGAAGGCGAAAGTGCCCCTTTCGCCCTGGCGCTGTCTTGCAAGGATCGCCTTGCCGGAGGTCTCATTGCTCTGGATACCGAGGCTTGCGTCGTGAATGCCGATGATGTCCTTGATCTCATCCTTGGCCGCCATTGCAAGCTGCAATTCAGCAGCAGGCATCGGTGGCGGCTGCTCACGCCTTGGTGGCGGGACATCGAGCTTGTGTCGGTACGGAAGGTATGACCAGTTCTTCCGGTTCGCCTGTGACCACATGTTTTCGAACCCCTCGATGGTCGTCACGTCAAGGACGTACGGCGCTTTAGGGGCCAGTCCTACGCGGTCCACGGCCTCGCTCATCATGATGTTGTGCATACGCACGGGGTCCTTGGCGTAGCGGGTGAGACCGCGATACACGGTGTAGCGATTGCGTGTCACTTCCTTGCCGAGAACCGGCACCACCGGGATCGAGCGGAACGGCACCTCTATGGGGCCTTCAAGGATTGTGTGCGCCGTGATCTTCGCCCAGAACACCTTCGTTGTTTCTACCTTGCGCTCTCGCACCACGACGATGCCGGAGGCAGTCAGCTCATCAAGCACGGACGTCACATCATCCTCATACACCACGCGGCGGTCGCTCAGAAGCAAGAGCTTTCGGGTTACCGGCTTGCGCCAGTAGTATTCGGCCACACGTACTGCGTTATCGATCGTCCAGCCCTCGTAGTCGCCGATTGACTCGCCCAGGGATGATGGGTTAGCCTCGGGCCAGCGCTCGCGGAACTCCTCCATGCGCACCATCTCCGAGATGAAGCACCAGTTGGCCGTTGCGTAGTCAGGATCCTCTGCGCCATGCGGATCGATCAGGACAGAGAAACGGTTGCGGATCGAGCGGATAACGAGGTCCTGCTCGAAAACGTCGTCGTCGCTGTACTCAGTGAGCACACGGAGCCAGCCGATTCCGGCCTCAACTGCATGCTGGAAGGAGATGTCGTAGTGTGTCTCGGCGTTGCACTGCTGCTCAACGGCTCGGATGAGCCCCTCGCGCACCTTTGTGGTAGTGTAGCCCTTAGTGCCGGCAAGGTTGCTGAACTTCTGCGGCTGGACCTTTGGCTGGTCGCCCGCGCCGGGGCCGCCTGTGTTCTGTGGCGTCACGACGAGATCAGGACGGATCGGGTGCACCTGGATGCCAGGTCGGTTCTGCCGCTGGTCGCCGACAACCTGGTCGATGAAGGACGGAAGCTGATTGAGTTCCATACAGGTCGATCCCTCGCGCTTCTCGCGGTCCGTGGGGCTCCATTGCTGCTCGTAGGCAAATTCGATGTCCTTGTCGGCGGCAGCGAAGTTGGGCGTCCACCATGTGTCGCCAGTAGCGAACCGCTTGCGGGCAAGCTGCAAGAAAGCCTGCTCTTCGGCGGGGCTGTCGCCCTTGATCGGGTGGTTTGGTGCGCGCATGGCGCTGGTATCGGTCTTGATTGCCATGGTCAGAACTGTTTTGAGTGGTCGATCCGTGATGATGCCTTGCGGATTCGCTGCGCGAAGTTGAGCACCAGCGAGTCGAGGTTATCCGGGCTGAACCCGTAGTCCTCTTTGATCTTGTCCTTCGGAGTGAGGTCGAGGACACTGTTCTTGCGCCACACCTTTTTGATCGATGTGGCCTCAAGGATGAGTTGGTCCTGTGTCGCCTTGTCGCACATGATGCTGCTCGGCTGATCTTCCAGCCAGTCGGCGAAAAGCTCGTACATCTGCGCACGCATGTTGTAGTGCCGATCAGGATTGAGCGCCCGGCCACCGAAGTCTACCTTGACGACTACATCGACAAAGCCCTGCCCGACGCAGTTGTCGTAGACGCCAACCCCAAGGCCGCCTGCGTCGATGAAGCACTTGTCTGGCTCCTCCTTTTCGATCTTGCGTATGAGGCGGGCCGTCGTCTCGTCGATGCGCCCAGGAGGAAACGTCTCAAGCCACCGGACATTGCGACCCTCCATGCAGCTCAGCTTGATCTTGTCGCCGAGTCGGGCAGGGTCAAGGCCATAGGTCTTGGGGGTATCATCGTAGATGTCGATAGGCTGCGTCTCGAAAGCCCGTCGAAGTGCTGACGGCTGGATGATAAGCTCGTCGCTGAAAGTCCGGCACTCTCCGCCGTAGACGTGCAGGTACTCTTCGTAGGACGTCTCGCGCAGAGCGCTGATCTCGCTCTTGATTGCGCTGGTAAGCCAGCTGTCAGGCAGGTCGTACCAATTGACCTTGACGACATACGCATCGTCGCGCCGGTGCATGACGAACTGGCTGTAAGAGTAATCGCTCTCCTGATCGGGGTTGAACGTGACCCATATCTCCGAGCCCTCCTTTCGGATCGTCGGAATGAGCATCTTCCAGCTCTCACCACGGACCGTATTGGCCTCTTCGACCCAGCAGATGTCGATGCCCTCGAAGCTCTTGATGGATGTGATTGTGTGCTGCTGCAAGCCCTGGAAGAAGAACTCGGTGCCGTTCAGCCCGACGACCTTGTTTTCGAGCACCTTGTAGAAAGCGCCGAGACCAAGCTCCTGTATCTGATCCTTGAGCAACTTGTGTACTGAGTCGGTGATGGACTTCTGTACCTCGCGAGTACAGAGGATTCGGAGCGGCTGCTCATATCCGCGGACCAGCAGCCCTCGGGCCGCCTGCGTGCTCTTGGCACTGTACCGTCCGCCATAGAAAACCTTGTAACGCTTCTTGTAGGCTTCGTGCTCCCGATCGAAAAGCGGCAGGAAAGACGGGATCGTCGTGAAAGGGATTTCAGGCCGACTCACCATCGCCTCCCTTCTGCACCACAAGCTTGAGGACAGGAAGGGCGTTTCCGTCGGGATCCTCGATGCGTTGGCGGTCGGTCCACATCGCAAGATGCTTGCCGAGTAGTTCGGCCCCTTTGAGCACAGCTCCAGAATCGAACTTGAACTCCCCAGTCGGTAACCCTTCGTGGTCAAGTACCGGCTCAGCCTGCTTGCATCGCTCCACCGTCTCGATGATCGTCTTGAGTACATAGTCCGCCGTCACATCTACTTTTTCGGCCCGCTTGTTTTTGAGTTCCTGGACTTTGGACGCAACCCAACTTTTCCCAAGCAGTTGAGCCCCGATCCTGTCCGCTGTCTTCGCGCTATACCCAGCACGAATGGCGGCCTGCGTGGCGTTAAGGTCTACCAGGTACTCACGGCAGAACATTTCCTGCTTCGGGGTGAGCTTATGTGTGAGGGATTTTGCCATGTCTCATGCTACAGACAGCATCCTGCGCTTCAAACAGACTTTTTTTGTCATCTTATCCGGGCTTTTTTTTTGCCTCAGCCAAAAACTCCGCGACTATTCGCTCGACCTTGCGCTTGTGACAGTAAGCCTTGAGCTCCTCAAGCTCTTTCCTCCTTCGCAGCTTTTCCCTGATCTCTGACAGTGCACCTTCCCTTGTCTCGCAGTTAAAAGAGAGCCGTGGCAGACCAGACACTACCACCTGCCAAGGCCCTGCAGGCTTCCGGTGTCCCTTGTTGGCGTCGATGTCTTGCGCCCGGCTCACAAAGACGAGCTCCCCGAAGATATCGTGAGTCTCAGTGTAGTTTTCGTGCTGCCAGTTTTTTTTCATCCCAGGGGGTAGGGTTGGGTGGTTTGTTAAAACATCCGTAAACGCCTCACAAGCGAAGAAAATCAGACAAACGACTCCATACCTGTTTTAGCCACGATCGTTCAGCCTGCGCCACGCTGGGTGCCTCGCTGAGGATTTGTGTTGCACGTGTGACAGTGCGCATACACCCGGAGGCTGTGTCAAGCATCTCAGCCATAGCTGCGAGATCTTCCTTCGGCACCGCACCGATCGACGCCTGGACGAGCATATCGACGACGAGGTGGTGTAGTACCAGGAGTGAGAGCGGGTCGCGCAAGTCGAAAGAGTGGTCGTCGATCTGGATCTTGTCTGTGTCGAAGTGGTAGCTGATGAGCATTTTGGTGGTGTTTGTTGGTTAATCGGGCCAATCCTGCCCGTATGGTTTCGGGTCTCGCCTTGTGAGGCCGTACTGCTCGATGTCGGCGATGCGCGCAAAAAGGACCGGTTTGTTACCGGCACTCCGGCACGCACTCACGCCTTCGACCCGGACGATTGCGTAATCGCTCCAGCGGGCCTTTCCGTCCTGCTGCAGAGTTGTGAGCTCTCCGGCCGTGATGCACTTCACCCGTCGGTCGTACTGGATGAAAGCTCCGATCGGCGGCTCCTTGCCCCAGGCGATATGCTGCTTGATCACGTGCTTGACGGCGTCCCGGGCTCTCTGCTCAGTGAAACAATCGTCGATCATCATCTCGATCAGGATCATAGCTTTTGCCGGGCTCATCTCGGGGAAGGCCACTGCAACCCTTGTCGCCAGCTCTTTGCCGGTCGATTTGTCGAGCTGGCGGTCACGGTACACAAGCAGCTCTTGCGATTCAGGCTGGAATTGCCGGGTTGTTGTCGATCCAATCGAAGATCCCTCTGAGCTGATCAGGCGTAATGCCGCGCTTGTTTTCATTTCGTCCTCCCGTTTTGTGTTGATGGTGCTCCGCGATGAAGCGGTCGATATACATCTGCCCCTGCTTATCTCGGATCCGCAGCTTTGTCGGGCTGATGAAGTTCTTCGACCAGAACGGATCGCCTCGTGCCCAAGCGATCGCTTGCGCCATCTCTGTGGCATTGTCGCGCTTATCCGTCGACCGCAGGTGATACCACACGAGCGCCCACTGGTCACGCTCAGACTTTGACCCCTTGAGTGTCGCTGGCTTCAGGCTCTTAGCAAACCAATCAGCAAACCGCTCAGCCTCCTCTCTATACGGAGAATCCAGAAAGCTCTTTGGGAGGGGAGAGGAATTGTTCTTTCCGGAAATGTCCGGCCTCTCTCTTAAAGGTTCCTCTTCCATTTCCTCTTCCCTTTCCCTTTCCCTTTCCCCTTCCTCTTCCCTTTCAGCGTAGGGTATGGATACGGTATCGGTAGGGTATCGGTAGGGTATCGGTAACGCTTCGTAGCGCTTCAACACCATATCAGCGAGTTCCGATGGGATATCCTCAAGCGCCTTGGCGATACTCTGGACGATTTTCGGGCTGTGGCTTGTCTGGTGGTCAATGAAGTTTACAACCCAAAAGACACCTCCGACCTCAACGAGCTTCCCGTCAACCTTCAACTTTTCGATGATCTGTCCGACATCTCTGATCCCGGTTTCAAACTGCATCTTCCGTTGGCTGATGTGCAGAATTCCGGCGTTATTCGTGTGCGGGCAGCTGAAGAGGTAGATGTAGAAAAGCTTCTCTTCCGGACCGAGCTCCTCGATGTATGGGTTCGTCCATATCCTGGTACTTATCGTGCGATAGTCAGCCATCGTTATACAGGGTTCACGTTTCTTGGTAAGAAATGCTCTTTATTGGCTGGCATTATTCGCACAAAAACCCCAGGCACTTCATTGTATTGCTTCTCAACAATCAGTCGAGCTATGCAGCTGTCGTCATGCCAGAAAATGCCGTTGAGAGCGTCAGCGACGAACTTCGCCAGGTTGTCGGCGTCGGGCCTGCTGGTATGGAACTTTGGCGCTGTAGACCTAAGCCCCTTGCTTGTGTAGTGGCTTTTCGGCCTCGGAAACCTGAACTCCATTGCCACCGCGAGTGCCTCGCGGATCGGCTCCTTAGGTCGATGCGAACAAGCTCTTACAAGGAAGCTATCTTTAGCCGCAGAACTCGGGTCAACATTGACGTTTTTGTTTCCGAAACGGTACGTTCTGTGTCGCTTTAATGCCTCCGGTTTGCCCGGTACAAAGAACTCAATCATTGGTCGCCTCCTTCACTCGATACCATGCCTTCAAACTCTCGCTCTTCTGCAGGATTCCGTCGGCCACATCCTTCGATGAGATGGTGCCTTGGTCGGTCAGGCAGCTCACCATCCTCATCAAGTGCCCGATCTCATGTGCCAAGGCAACCCTGTTGACTGCGCCGTTTTTAGGGTGGTAGTCGTCGATCCCGAAACGCATGCACTTGCACGCGATCCTGACGACCTCACCGGCTTCCTCAGCCAGAATCACCGCAGTTAAAAGCGGGATCCACGACCATCGGCATCTGCGCCTCAAGCTCGGTGATGCGCATCTGAACTTCAAAAGCGTCAATGTAATCGTTGTACTGTACTACCCATATCGTTTTCATTTCTCCTCCTCCTGTTGTTTGATAAGCCACAAAGCCAACTCCTTCCACTCCTGTCCCCACGCCCTGATGAGCG